AAAAGGAAGAAGAAATGGAAGAAATGAAAGAGGAAAAAAACGAAATGGAAGAAGAAGATTCCATGAAAGAAGGTTACTCCAAAAAGTCCATGTCTGAAGAAGAAATGGATATGGAAGATGAAGAAGACGAAGAGGAAGACGAAGAGGAAGACGAAGAGGAAGAAATGGAAGAAAGCGTTAAAATTCCAGATATGAAGGAATCCATTGAACAGATTTTCTCTGGTCAAGACTTGTCTGAAGAATTCAAGTTAAAGGTCAGCACTCTTTTCGAAGCCGCCGTAAACGACCGTGTTAAACTAGTCGAAGAACAACTTGCAGAGAAATTCACCAATCTATTAGAATCAGAAGTGGAAGAAATTGCCAATGATCTGACAGAAAAAGTAGATTCTTACTTGAACTATGTTGTTTCTGAATGGATGGAAGAAAACAAGTTGGCTGTTGAGCGTGGTATTCGCACAGATGTAGCAGAGTCATTCATTGCTGGTCTGAAAAATCTATTTAATGAACACAACATCTCTGTACCAGAAGGTCAAACCGATTTATTGGATGAAACTGCAAATAACTTAGAAAAGGTCACAGAACAGTTGAACGCTCAGATTAAGAAAACGCTTGACCTAACAGAACAACTAAAGAAATACCAAAGAGCAGAAATCTTTGCCGAGGCAACAGAAGGACTTTCATCTGTACAAACAGAGAAGTTGCGTCAACTCGCAGAGAGCATGAAGTTTGCTGACAATTCCGAATTCAAGGCTAAATTGCTTATCCTCAAGGAAAACTACGGCAAATCCGAACCTAAACCAACAGTATCATCAATACAGGTTGAAGACACTTCCGAGCCAACAGTGCTGAACGAGTCTTCAAATCCCGAGATATCAGCCTATCTTCAAGCCTTGCTTCGTAAGAACAAATAAACCTAAACAAAAAGAAAAACTACATAACCAAGTAGAATCTACAATCTTCAAAGGAGAGAGAAAAAATGGACACGACAGCATTTCTAACAGAACAAGCACTAAAGAAGTGGAAGCCAATTCTTGAGCATCCAGAACTAGGTGCAATCAAAGACCCATATCGCAAATCCGTTACCGCTCTGTTGCTTGAGAACCAACAACAGGCATTGAACGAAGCAAATCCAGTAAACGCATTAGGCAATGGTCTTGCTAACTTAGCAAACCCAAACGGCAATTCATCCTTGCAATCTTTCGATCCAGTGATGATCTCATTGGTTCGTCGTGCAATGCCAAATCTAATTGCATATGATGTTTGCGGCGTCCAGCCAATGACTGCACCAACAGGCTTGATTTTCTGCATGAAATCACGCTACGCCAACGCAACAAATACTGCTGTAGATAAGACACAAGCAGAAGCATTGGGCTTGTCCGCAGCAAATACCTTCTATTCTGGTACAGGGCCTTACCTTGATGGCTCCTACAGTGGAACAACTCTTTCGACCGCAGAAGCCGCCCTTGCAACACTAATCGGTGATGGCAACGGTGTAACGGGTACAAGTGCATACTCTGGTATTGGTTACGATACCAAGTTCCTCGAAACATCTGTTCGTGGTGGAAACGGTTTCCCAGAAATGGGCTTCTCAATTGAGCGTACATCCGTTATTGCCCGTTCCCGTGCTCTCCAAGCATCATACTCTGCTGAAATTGCACAAGACCTCAAGGCTGTTCATGGTCTTGATGTTGAGACAGAATTGGCAAATATTCTCACGAACGAAGTTCTTGCAGAAATCAATCGTGAAATTATCCGCACAATCTATCAGGTTGCAACTCTCGGCTGCAAGAATTCCGAAGATTCCAACTTGACAAATGGTGAATTCAACCTTTCAACCAACTCTAACGGTCGTTGGGCAGCAGAACGCTATCGTGGTCTGTTCTTCCAAATTGAGCGTGAAGCAAATGCCATCGCTAAAGATACACGCCGTGGCAAGGGTAACATCATCATCTGCTCATCGGATGTTGCATCTGCTCTCTCCATGACTGGATTGCTCGAAGCAAATCAGGCTGGAGCATTCGGTAAGGATGTTGATGACACTGGAACAACATTTGTTGGAACAATCGGTCGATACAAGGTCTACATTGATCCTTATGTACCAGCAGGCACAAACTTCTGCGTCGTAGGATATAAGGGTACATCCCAATACGATGCTGGCTTCTTCTACTGCCCATATGTTCCTCTACAAATGGTTCGTGCAATCGACCCAACGACCTTCCAACCAAAGATTGGTTTCAAGACTCGTTACGGAATTGCAGCAAATCCATTCGCAACGCTAGGAAACACTGTGTTGGATTACAACAACGGCGTCTCTATGCGCAACAACACTTACTACCGCATCTTCTCAATCACCAACCTCCACGGAGCAACATCAGCCTCCATGTAATAATTGATTGGTAAAGATAGCAGATTCTAGGTTAAGTAGGACAGGGGGAGAGAAATCTCCCCCTGTTCATTTTTGCATACATAATCTTAAGGAGGTAATATGTACACAGATGAAAATGAGCCTTTTGGTTCTATAACCCCAATATCAAAAACACAAGAGTCATACAACTACCTCTCACCTACTTCATACAGAGTAGTAGTTCCAAAACTTCCAAAAATGACTTATTTTGTCCAATCTATAAGCATACCCTCTGTTGCATTGGGTTCTCTTGAAATACCGACATTTAAAGGTTATCCAAAGCAAGAAGCACCTTCTTACTTAGACATAACAGATGAAATCATTATGAATTTTGCAATTGACGAAAACATGGAAAATTGGAACGAAGTTTTCACTTGGATGTCATCAATGGTTCCATCTTCACAAAATACAGGACAAGTGAAACTCAAAGAAGAGCAGTATTCTCAAATAATAGTTTTAGTATACACCAATGCAAAGAAGTTAAAAAAGAAACTAACATTTCATAAATGCTATCCATCGTCCTTATCATCGTTTGAATTCAATTCATCATCAACAGAAATAGATCCAATAATAGTAACAACCAATTTCCAATACAGTCATTTTGATGTCGAAACATTTTGACTTACGACAATTTCGTGATATAATCTATACACTATGACTTTTGAAGAACTGCAACAAGAAATCGAAAAAGACCTCACCTTTGATGAAACACAGTTGGATACCGAATCCCTGCGCATTCCTCAATTGCACAACAAGTATCTCAAGCATTTGTATGCAGAGAAACTTCTGTTGAAAAAACTACGCAATGATATTGGTGAACTTACCCGTCTGAAGTATGAATACTACACAGGAAAGATGGATGAAACTTCTCTAAAAGAGCGGGGATGGGAGCCTTTCCAACTCCGTGTTCTTAAAAATGATGTTGAGATGTATCTTGACGGAGACAAAGACATGAATAAACTTCGTGGTCGCATTCAACTTCAAGAAGAGCGTGTGGATTATATTGAGTCTGTAGTAAAGACGATTGCTAATCGTGGATGGCTCATTCGGAATGCAATTGATTGGAAAAAGTTTTTGGGTGGTGTATGACCTTGTATCCGTGGGAAGACACTCAAATTGATGATGAATTTCATCCTATAAATACGGATGAAATGAATGATATCAATGTCACCCAACCAGATGCAGTATATCTCAAAGTCGATTGTGAGCGGGGTGTTGCACAAGAACTTTCTGACTTCTTCACCTTTAAAGTCCCTGGATATCAGTTTATGCCCGCATATCGAAATAAAATGTGGGATGGAAACATTCGTTTATTCAATACTTATGACAAAAAACTCTATGCAGGATTAGCAGACTATTTAAGTAAATTTGCACAAGATCGTGGTTATCCTTTCAATCTCTGTGCAAAGACTCCATACTCTTCTTCTCCTATGAATCGTGACGAGTTGAAAGATTACTTAAATTCTTTGCAACTTGTAGCAGCAGGAAAAGATATTACTCCTCACGATCACCAAGTTGATGCTATCTCAACGGCACTAAACGATCAGCGTTGTCTTTTGCTTTCTCCTACTGCTAGTGGAAAGTCTCTCATAATATACTCCACTATACGGTATCTTTTAGACAGTATTGAAAGTGATACAAAGAAAAAGATTCTACTAGTAGTTCCCACTGTTGGTCTAGTAAATCAAATGTATGCTGATTTTCTTGACTATTCGCAGAAGAATGGTTGGGATGTAAAGCATCAGTGCCAAAAGATTTTCTCTGGTCAGGAAAAAACAACCAAAGCCCGTGTAATTATTTCCACTTGGCAGTCTATCTTTCGAATGAAAGCAGACTACTATCAGGATTTTTTTGCAGTGTTTGGAGATGAATGTCATTTGTTCAAAGCAAAGAGTCTTACATCCATAATGGAGAAGGCGAAGAATGCATATTATCGAATTGGTACTACAGGTACATTGGATGGAACACAAACACACAAATTAGTCATTGAAGGATTGTTCGGTAAAGTAGTTAAAGTAACTAGCACAAAAGATCTAATGGACAAGAATCTATTGTCTGATCTCTCAATTGAGTGTATCACTCTAAAGTATCCAGAAGAAGAAAGGCGTGAATGCAAGGGTATGAAATATGCTGATGAAATAAAATGGCTTACCGAGCACAAGAAGCGTAATAGATTCATCTCAGAAATGGCAGTAAATCTAAAGGGAAATACTCTTGTTTTGTTTCAATTCATTGAGCATGGAAAAACACTACATCAACAGATTCAAAAACTTTCTGAAGGAAAGCATCAGGTTTTCTTAGTGTATGGAGCAACAGAAGCCGATACAAGAGAAGAAGTTCGGCAATTGGCAGAGGCAAACGAAAATGCCATCATTGTTGCTTCCTACGGAACATTCTCCACTGGTATCTCCATACGCAGACTACACAATGTTGTGTTTGCATCACCATCTAAATCCAGAATTCGTGTGCTGCAATCCATTGGACGGCAACTGCGTAAATCAGAACACAAGACCTGTGCTAAATTATTTGATATTGGTGATGATTTGAGCATCAAGTCCCACCGCAACCATACCCTTAAGCATCTGACAGAGCGTGTAAACCTATACATACAAGAGAAGTTCAACTACCGTTTGGTGCGCTTGGACTTGTAAGGAGCGTGATATGACCGCAGAAAAGTCACAATTTGTAATACTGAAACTCCGTAGTGGTGATGAAATCATAGCAAAGAAAACAGGAACAAAAAAAGATGTTCTATTGCTCAATCGTCCCTTGCAACTACAAAGATCAACCTTTCTTGACCCAAACACAGGAAATGTAAGGAAGAATATTTGTATTTTTAGAGATTGGTTAGAGTTCACAACCCAAATCAATTGCGAAATTCCAAACGACTTTATCATTTTTAGTGGAGTAGCAACACCCGATATGGTTTCAAGGTATTTGGCAGAGTTGGATAAATTAGATAAACAGGATAAGACCACTCCTCCACCAATCACAAAGAAATCACAAAAGTCTGATCTACAGGCAACAGAGGATTTGCTAGATGAATATTTCAAGGCTCTTCAACAGCCGTTGACAGGTGCTCCGCTCCCTCCACCCCAACAAAGCAAACCACCAATATTACCACCAAGTTTACCGATCAATACTAATATGGTAACGGCAACATTCTCTATGCCACCCGATGTATTCTTAAATATTGTTTTGAATATGCCCATGTTTGATGGTTGGGGTCAGGATTTGGGCGATGATTCTACGGATATGGATGATGGTGGGGAGGACGATTCCGATGGTGAACCACCTTCTCCAAAGCCAAAACCACCTTCACCCAAAAAGAAACCCAACAAGGACGAAGATACGCCTCCTGATGGGTGGAATGGTCGCTTTGGGTTCCCTAAGTAACCCTATTGGGTACTAAAAGGTTCTTCATTGAATCCAGACACACTACTTATGCAGCCACTAGTGGTCAGCCTAGCACCGAAGTCCAGAGTTAGAATAAAAAGGACAAGATTGTGCTTGACTATTGCGTATACTCATGCATAATACCCTCAAGGAGAAACAAGTGAGCGGCAATAAACGACAAAAAAGAGATCATTACATCGACAACGAACGCTTCTTCAAAGAAATGCAAGAATGGAAGAAGGTAGTAAACGAAGCAGAGGCAGTCGGAGAACCAGAACCACCAATCACTTCTTATATTGGTGAGTGTTTTTTAAAGATTGCGGAGCAACTCTCATCCAAACCTAATTTTGCACACTATGCATATAGAGATGAAATGATATGCGATGCAGTTGAAAACTGTGTTGTGTATGCAGCAAACTTTGATCCAGAGAAAAGTTCCAATCCTTTCTCGTATTTTACTCAAATCATCTATTATGCATTTCTTCGTCGCATTCAAAGAGAAAAGAAACAATCGTTCATCAAATATAAGATGGTAAGAGATAGGATTGGGGATGGAAACATTGGCAAATTCATGTCAAAGATGAGAAGCATGGATGAGCAGGATTACCAATCCACGGTTGAATACAGAGATCCAGCAGCAAAGAAATTTGATCTGTCCGAAACTGATATAGAGAATTTCACCAAAGAGTTGGAAAAAGAAGACAAAAGGGGTAAAGGAAAGAGGAAGACAAAGAAGCGTAAACCCAAAGGGCTAGAAAAACTTTTGGAGGATACAACAGATGAAGATAGCAGTGATATCTGATACCCATTTTGGAGTTCGTAATGATTCTCCACTGTTTTTAGATTATTCCTTCAAATTTTTTGACAGTGTTTTCTTTCCTTATTTAAAGGAGCATGGGATAGACACGGTTATCCATATGGGCGATCTTTTAGATCGTCGGAAATACATAAATTTCAATACCCTCTCTCAAGTGAAGAAGAGATTTTTTGCCCCACTTCGTGAAATGGGCATAAAGGTACATTGTATTCCAGGCAACCATGATACTTATTGGAAAAATACTAACGATTTGAATTCTCTTCGAGAGTTGTTTAAAGACGATCTCAATTTGTACGAGACACCCACTACTGTAGACTTTGATGGACTTTCTGTTTTATTTTTGCCGTGGATCACAAAGGCAAATGAGGCTCAGTGTGAACAGGCTTTAGAAAGCACAGTTTCTCCTGTTCTTGTTGGTCATTTGGAACTTGATGGCTATGAAGTTATGAGAGGAATAAACCATAATGGTGGAATGTCCGACAATGTATTAGAAAAATTTGATTTAGTTATGTCTGGACACTTTCATTGCAAACAACATCGTGGTCATGTATGGTTTTTAGGCACACAGTATGATCTTACATTTTCTGATGTAAGTGAGAGGAAGGGATTTCATGTTTTAGACACAAAGACCCTTAATCTTACTTTTATAGAAAATCCTTACAAGATGTATCATAAAGTATATTATGACGACACCATTTCTGATTATTCACAATTTGATTGTGGGCGTTATAAGGACTGCTACCTTCGACTAGTAGTGACCCGTAAGACAGACGAGATTGGCTTTACAAGCCTCTGTGAGAGCCTTGTGGCGGCAGGGGTGGGCAATCTGTCCATCGTTGAGGAAATGAGCGAAGAAACATCACCTTCTGAAAGAGTTGATCTTTCAAAGGGGACAATAGAACTAATCAATGATGCCATTGATGAAATGGAAATGGTGGTAAACAAAGAAAAACTAAAAACTACCATTCGTGAATTATATGTGGATAGCATAAGCCTTTGAAAAACTACATATTGTAGTATTTGGAGGACTTTCTTTGAAAAAGAAACTATTAAATGACATGAAAGAAATGCTGTCTTCTTTTAGGAAGAACAATATCTCTTTACAAGAAAGACAACAGACTCCCGCTCCAGAAACAGATCCAGAATATGAAATTAAGAATTATCCAAGACTGCTACAATTGGCTCGTGCTGGTCTAGTTCCCGAGGATTTGGTTTGGAAAATGACCAATGTTCTTAAAGACCCTAAAAAATTCGGTGTATCTCCTCAGATAAGAAATCAATTGTATGATTTGATGATAAAGACACTGAATTATATTGTAGTGTCAGATCCTGCTGCTTGGGCAAGATTTCGTTCTTTTTTGATGAATGAAGAGTTCAAAGATATACTTGGTGGAGAGATATCAAAAATAAATCCTTCTGAAAAAGCAGTAATGATTAGAAATCAGATAAAAGAAAAGAAAGAATTTGTCAAAGAACCAAAGCAAAAGAAATCAAAATCAATCAATCAAACAACCATTGCCGAAACTATAAGCAAAGTGGAAGAAATCCCAAATAGGACTGATGTTTCTGTTGTAGTAGAAGAAAAGACCGAACCAACCGAGACTGTACAAGAACCTATCATAGAAACAGTTGATCTTACTTCAACTCAGGAGACATCAGAGAATGGAAGTAGAAATTTGAACGAAAGCGATAACAAACTTTACAAGGAACTTTCAAATATAGTGGAAGAAGTCTTGAAGAAAGAACTAGCAAAATATTCAATGTATGCTTGAACATACAAGTACAAGGAGAATAGAGATGGATAAGATTGAAAAGTATAAGAATTTGAACGAACAAGTAAAGAAGATGTTACGACAAGCAGATCAAACTGATCCTTTGTCTCTACAAGAGGAAATCTGTGCCACTGCTGCTGAACTATGCGAGGCTTTGGATGATCCCAACCGTGTAACGGCTCTTATGCGTTCGGGATTGGTTGATACTAGTCGGCTATCCCGTGTTCGTTCTGCTCTGAAGAATCCAGATAAAGCGATGCAAAATGCCGCTGTTCGTTCGGATCTTATGAATATGCTTATGTCCCTTATCAATATTGTCACAAGCAATCCGTCTGCATATGCTTCTGTAAAGAAGGGAGCATCAAAGTCTGCTGAACCAGTAGAAGAAGAACTCATCGGTGGTCAAAAGAAGTTGGATGTAAACAAGAATGGAAAGGTCGATGGAGCAGACCTAGCAGCCCTTCGTGCAGGAAAGAAAGCAGAGGAAAGCGAAGAGGAAGAAGAGATAGAAGAAGAATGGAAGTCTTTGAAGAAGACTAAAGTTGATCTTAACGCTCTTCGTCAGCAAGGATATAAGATTGCTGTCCAACATGGTGAAGGTGATACGCTCTATAAGATAAAGGGAAAGGGTAAAAAGAAGGTTGAGGAAGAACTCATCGGTGGTCAGAAGAAGTTGGATGTAAACAAGAATGGAGAGGTTGATGCAGCCGATCTTGCAGCCCTTCGTGCAGGAAAGAAGAAGAGTTAAGTTAGCAAATAAACAAAGTGGTTTTATATTATGATTACATTCGAGAAGATTCGTTGGAAGAACTTTCTATCAACAGGCAATCAGTTCACGGAAGTGGACTTGTTGCGGCACAATACAACTCTAATCACAGGTGAGAACGGTGCGGGCAAAACCACAATGCTCGACGCTCTCACCTTTGTGCTTTTTGGAAAGCCATACCGTAATATCAATATTCCTCAACTTGTAAACACTATCAATGAGAAAGACTGTCTTGTTGAATTGTGGTTTAGTTTGGCTGGATCAAACTATTTGGTTAGGAGAGGACTTTCTCCCAAGATATTTGAAATATTCAAAGATGGCAAATTAGTTGATATTTGTGCTAATTCAAAGGATTATCAAAAGGTTCTAGAGGAGCAGATTCTTAAGTTCAATCAGAAGTCCTTTTGCCAAGTTGTTATATTGGGATCTACAAACTACATCCCTTTCATGCGCTTGACTGCTGCCGACCGTCGATCCATTGTTGAATCTATTTTGGACATATCAATTTTCTCGACTATGAATGCACTCCTAAAGGAACGACAAACCTCTACCAAAGAAAGGCTAAAGGAAATAGATGCAGGTCTTCTTCTTATTCGTGAGAAGATTGATATGCAATCAAAGTTTATCGCCAGTCTAAAGTCAAGAAGCGATAGTCTTATTGTTGAAAAACAACAGGCTATAGAAAAGACGGAAAATGAAATGAAGCAATTAGGAGAACAAATAACTGTTCTTCAAGAAGAAGTGCAAAAACTTCTTTCTAGTGCAGAAAATAGAAAAACTACCGAAGAAAAGACATTATCTAAACTAAATACACTTCAATCTCAAATTGACAACCATGTAAAGTCCTTGACAAATGAAATCGTCTTCTACGAGAAGAACGATGTTTGTCCAACCTGCCATCAAGGAATCTGTGTCGAGCATAAAACAAATGAGATCGGCAAAAAGCAGAGCAAATTGCAAGAGATGCAGGGAGGTATTGATGATATCCGAAAGAGTATCGAAGAGAGTAAGTCCGTTATCGCTAAAGCAAAAAGCGATATTGAGGTCGTACAAGAAAAGCAAAGAAAAATCAATACTCTTATCGCATCAAAAGTTGCCTCTGAAAAGCACATCGGTTTGCTTCGAACAGAGATCGAACGGATTAAGAGTGACCGCTCCGATGAAGCAACAGAACAAGAAAAATTATCAAAATTCAAAACTATGGAAGGCGACATATCTAAAAATAAAACAGATGTGGCGGAAACTTCAGCAGTTTACTCGGCAGCGGCTATCCTTTTGAAGGATAACGGGATCAAGAAGAAAATAGTTTCACACTACTTGCCAATTATCAATAAGACAATAAATTCATATCTTACAAAGATGAACTTCTTTGTTAGTTTTGAGTTAAATGATAACTTTGAAGAAAAAATAAAGTCCAGACACCGTGATGAATTCACTTACGAGAGTTTTTCCGAAGGAGAAAAACGAAGAATTGATTTGGCTTTGTTATTTGCTTGGAGAACAATTGCTCAACAGAAAAATTCTGTTAACTGTAATCTTCTTATTCTTGATGAAATTCTTGATGGATCACTTGACGACACCGCCACAGATGCATTCTTGGATATATTGAAAACCATAGATAGTTCAGTGAGAGTTTTTGTAATATCTCACAAAAATCCAGAATCATTGGGGGACAAGTTCAAGAATCGAATGGTGTTCAAGAAGAAAAACAACTTCTCTACACTTGCAGATTATACGAACTAGCCTCCAAAGGAGGTCGCATGAACTACGCTACTGATCCGTGGTATGAAGAGCGAAGAAATAAAGTCATGCAAGCAGTTTCACTAGGCAAACCACTCAAAGGTAAAAAAGAAAACCGTTCCTCTCCTTCTGGGAAGTATACACTAGAGTTGATTCCCTATTCTGTTAAGGATATGCGGTGTCCATTTTATTGTGTTGTGGAGATTAAAAGAACAGTAGATGGAGAGAGAATGGGAAAAATAATAAGAAATGAGGCAGACTTCCCATTTATCTTTATTGAAGATTTCAATGGAAAAGATTTTCTTATGTGTGCAGAAGACTATCAGGGATTTACCCTAATAAACATTACTGAGGGAAAGAAATACGACTACATTCTAGAAAAATCAAAAAGAGATTTAGCGTTAAGAATTACAGATTTCTATGTTTCTCCAAACAAAAAAACTTTGGCAATCGAAGGACATGGTAAATCTAAACCTTCTGATGTTTTTGCTTTGGATGAGATTCACTTTTATAAGATAGACGATTTGACTAAACTTCCTTACCAAGAAGTTGACAAGCGCATATCCTTCGCCTATGATAAGGTGATAGGTTGGGAGTCAGAAGATAGATTCATCATATCAATGATAGAGGACTATATTCTGCCTAATGGAATATGTTTAGACGAAGTGAAAGACCAATCTGAAAGATTAGAATTACTCAAAAAAGGGAATATAAAAAAACAAACTGTCTATTATGCCTATCAACCAAAGACAGGTTTATTAGAAAAAGTATTCTCTGAATGGAGATAAAGGTGAAACCAGAAGATTTTGAGGCTCTCTGTTATTTCAATGCTTTGCTTGACCGTGGGCTTGCAGAGATTATTGCCGAAACCAAGACAAAAATTGATATTGGGCGTTGGCTCAAGAGCATTCGTGCCAGCAAAACAGTTGCAGAGGATGTAGAAGAAACTCTTGTTCGTTCCCGTTCAGAACTACAAATAGCAGTCGATGATCCCAAATCAGATCAACGGGAAGGGTATTCTTATCTTCCAAAACCAAAACTAACCCGTTATCATAAGTTTATTTGTGATTCACACGATGATGTAATAAAGTATTTGGAAACAGAGTATCCAAAGAAAACCCGTAAGAAGAAGCCCGTTGATCCTGCTAAATTGGTCAAGGGGTTAAAGTATAAGGAGAAAGATGAAGATTTCTCTTTGACTTCTATATCTCCCCGTGATATACTTGGAGCAGAAATGCTGACAGTATTCAATACAAAAACAAGAGTTCTTACTCTTTATCATGGCAAGGAAGGTGGCTTGCTTGTCAAGGGTTCCACGATTCAGAACTTTTCTGATCGTTCCTTTGCCAAGAGGCTGCGAAAGCCTAAAGAAACCCTTACACTATTTACAAATACGGGATTTGCTGTTGTTCAGCGGAAGTTTGATGATATTAGGGCAAAGGCATCCAAGCCAAACGGAAGAATAAATCCACACACTATTTTGGTGTGGTCAAAGAAAACTTCAAAATGATTCTTATAGACAATACTCAAATTATTCTCTCCACAATCTTTACACAGGTTCGTGAAATCAGTACAATTGACGAGGATATGGTTCGCCATATTACTCTCAATACCTATCGGATGTATCGAACAAAGTTCAAGGATAAGTATGGAGAACTTGTGCTTTGTCAAGATGCCAATTCTTGGCGCAAAGGTGTTTTCCCACACTATAAGGCTAACCGTAAGAAAGACAGGGCGGGGCAAGAGGAAAAGTGGGATCGTGCTTTCGATATTCTGACAAAGATCAGAGATGAAGTGCGTGATAATTTTCCATACAAGCATATGCGGGTTTATAATTGTGAAGCAGATGATGTGATTGCTGTGCTTTGTAAGCATTTTCACAAGCAAGAACCAATCCTCATTGTGTCTTCTGACAAGGATTTTGCCCAATTGCAGCAGTATCCTGGTGTAGACCAATATTCTCCGACTACAAAGACAAAGGTTGTCTGTAAAGATCCTATTGCAGTTCTAAATGAACATATAATCAGGGGCGATTCTGGGGATGGTGTACCAAATGTATTGTCAGATGATGATTGTTTTATTATTGATGGAAAGCGACAGAAGCCCATTACACAGAAGAAACTGAAAGAACTACAAGATTCTTTGGGTTCGGATAATCTTTTCTTTGATGAGTCTGTTCGCAAGAATTGGGAGCGTAATAAGACTCTTATTGATCTTTCAAAGATTCCTACTGAAGTTGAGTCTTCCATCCTAAATAAGTGGGAAGAACCACACGATTCTTCCCGCTCCAAATTGCTGAATTACTTTATACAGCATAAACTAAAGAACTTGATGGAGTGTTTAGATGAGTTCTGATAACGAAAGGATAGAGATGTAGGATGAGCAGAGATAGACGACACAATAGGGACGATGACAACCGTGATGCCCGTCGAGCAGCAAAACACGCTGATAAAAAGCACGGAAGAAGTGATTTCAAAAACAATATCAAAGATGCTCTTGCATCTGGTGATTTTGACGATCTAGAAGACCTTTACGAAGAAGATGATAGGCACAATAGGAGATAAACTATGCCAACTGTGGAAACTAATACTATGATTCTGTCAAAGAAAACGCATGAGATTTTAAAGAACTTTGCAGGTATCAATCCAAATATCTGCATCACTGAAGGTAACAAAATTGTTACACTCTCTCCGACGAAGAATATCATGGCTGAAGCAGCCGTAGACGAGAAGTTTGACCATACGGTTAGGATTTTTGATCTCAACCGCTTCCTCTCCACGGTTTCTCTTATGCAGTCACCAGAGTTGGTGTTTGCGGATGACAATGTAATCATCAGTGGAAATAATGGTGCAAAGATCAAGTATTGGTATTCTGATCCTGCCATTATTCAGCCTGTAACCAAGAAATTGTCTATGCCCGCTGTGGTTGCAAAGATGGAGATTACAGGACAGCGTTTGGCTGAAATCCTCAAGGCTTCAGCAGTAATGCAATTGCCTAATCTGAAGATCAAATCACGGGGGGAAGATTCTGCTGTTGTTGTTCTGTATGACAAGAGCGATCCTTCTTCGAATGAATACACCATTGAACTTCAGGCTGATTATGATGAATCTTTCTCTGTTTCATTCAAAGTTGAGACTTTGAAGTTGATTCCTGGAGATTATGTTCTAGAAATTTCTAAGAACATTGTTTCCCGTTTCACTCACAAGACTGAAGACATTAAGTATTTCATCGCTATGGATTACAAGGCTGGCGACGAACAGGAGTAATCTATGACCGCTTCTCATCTTCAGAACTTGCTTTGGGTTGAAAAGTATCGACCTAAGCGTGTTCAAGATTGTGTGTTGCCTTCGGGCATTAAAAAGACATTCCAAGAGATGGTGGACAATGGGGAGGTGCATAACCTCCTTTTGTCTGGTACAGCAGGAACAGGTAAGACAACAATTGCAAAGGCTCTCTGTGAAGAGTTGGGTTGTGATTATTTGCTTATCAATTGCTCCGAAGACGGAAATATCGACACTCTGCGTACAAAGATCAGGAACTTTGCTTCTACTGTTTCACTTGGTGGTGGAAGAAAGGTAGTGATTCTAGACGAGTTTGACTACTCTAATGCACAATCCACACAGCCAGCACTCCGTGGATTTATTGAAGAGTTTGCAGCAAACTGTCGATTTATTCTTACTTGTAATTTTAAGAATCGAATCATTGAACCTCTACACTCCCGATGCACAGGTGTAGAATTCTCTATTCCAGCAAAGGAAAAGCCCAAGTTGGCTGGGCAGTTCATGGATAGGGTGAAGTATATTCTGCAAACAGAGAATATTAAATATGATGAGAAGGTAGTAGCCGAACTCATCATGCGTTACTTTCCTGACTTCCGCCGAGTCATCAACGAGTTGCAGCGATATTCTGTTGGTGGTGAGATTGATGTAGGTATCCTACACGCTGTTGGCGAGATTAAGACAAAAGAACTTGTAGGGCATATGAAGGAGAAGAACTTCAATGAAGTCCGCAAGTGGGTTGTGCAGAATCTTGACAACGATCAGTCCCGTATTTTCCGCCAAATCTATGATAATTTGTATGGGTATTTTCAGCCACAGTCTATTCCACAGGCTGTATTGATTCTTTCAGATTATCAGTATAAGGCGGCATTTGTGGCTGATGCCGAGATCAATCTTACGGCTTGTCTTGTACATTTAATGATGGAGTGTGAGTTTCAATGAAACTTGGAGATATTCTCAATTCTATCAATACAGGCAAAGAGCCTGTAATTTCACGGGATAATGAGCGGGAGTATGTTCCTTACATTGTGGCAAGGTGTTTTTCTAATTTTCCTGATACCCTGTTTCATGCAAATGAATTGAATTCACGGGGAGTAACAGACAAGAAGATGCACTACGATTACTTATTCCACTCCCTACGGAAGCGTAAACGGTTCTCTCCGTGGCAGAAGAGGGAAGAATCAAAGGCTGTGGAGGCTGTAGGTTGGTTCTACGGGGTGTCCCGACACAAGGCACGGGAGTATGTTCTTCTTTTGAAGGAACCCGATCTCATCAAGATAATGCAAGAATATGACACTTCACAGGGAGAAAGATAGTTCTTATCTTTATTGAATATCCCCATTCTATACATAATAGCAGAGATTTGTAAACAATAGAATGAGGTTTTTCAAATGAGCGAGAAAGAAGAAAAGTATATTGATATTGACATAAAAGACCTATTGGAAATAGAACTACCAACAGCCGAGAACTTTCTCAAAGTGAAAGAAACGCTTACCCGTATTGGAGTCTGCTCCAATAAAGATAAGAAGTTATGGCAATCATGCCATATACTCCATAAACGAAGTAAGTATTACATTACCCATTTCAAGGAACTATTTGCACTTGATGGACTTCCTACAAATTTGGGGGAAGAAGATATAGCCCGTAGAAATAAGATTGCACTTCTTCTACAAGAATGGGGTCTAATAAAGGTTGTAGACCCAAGCAAGGCGACTCCTGCTTGTGAGATCAACCAAATCAAGATTCTTGCACACTCAGAGAAGAAAGATTGGACACTTGAACCTAAATACCATATAGGCAAGGATAAAGGAAAGAGATAACATTTCAAAGTGAGGCTTATAATATGATACCGAAAATTATCCATCAGATATGGCTTGGAGATCAATCCAAGCGACCAGATAAATTCATTAATACATGGCGTGAAATGAACCCAACTTGGGAACACAAGTTGTGGACAGAAGAAAATATGCCCAAATCTTGGGTGAAAATGCATTTTGATACTTGCCCTTCCCTAGCAGGAAAGGCAGATATACTCAGGTATCAACTCCTCCATACGCATGGAGGATTTTTCATTGATGCCGATGCCGAATGTATTATGCCTCTTGAAGATGATTTGATTGACAACGAGGCTTTTTGCTGTTGGGAAAACGAGTTTGTTAGACCAGGATTAATGTCTAATGGCTATCTTGCTTCTATCCCCAAAAATCAGTTTCTTTGGGATATGCTAAATGCAATTTCACAAAGACCAAATATGAATTATCAACCCCTACAGACTTGGGAGATCACAGGGCCACTGCTCCTTACAAAGACAGTGTGCAGCAGTTTGTACAATAACATGACAATTTATCCAAGTCACTATTTTATACCTAAACATTATTCTGGACTAGAGTATAAGGGTAAAGGTAGAGTATATGCTCGTCAGTATTGGGGAACAACACCCAATAGTGGGTTTGATTATGGAACTTGATATCAGAAATATCAATACCTATGTAATTTCATTACCAAATGCAAATGATAGAAGAGAAAAAATGAAATCTCTTCTGTCTAAATTAGGCATAAAAAAGTGGTCATTTTTTGATGCTATTGATGTTAGGGGGAAATTGCCCTATTGGATAGGTTGTGGTATGTCTCATAGAGAGGTATTGGCACAAGCAAGTTATCCTTGTATAGTGTATGAAGATGATATCGACACGACAAGTTGGTATAAACCAACTATCACTGTTCCAAATGAAAAAATAGTTTATTTGGGTATATCAAAATGGGGAACAAAGTCTGGTGTATCAGATGTAAATGGTGCTAAGTTTTTTGAAACCGATTATGATGGAATTTTAGGTGTTCAAAGTATGGTTTCTGGTCATGCTATCTACTATCCCAATAGGAAAGAAGCATCAAAATATGGAAACGGAATAACGAAACAGTTATTGGAAAACTTAAGACCAATGGATGAGTGGTTCGCAGATGTACAAACAAAAAATGAAGTGTATTGCCTACAACAACCAATGTTCTATCAAAAATGTGACAAGAACGAAATTTGGACTAACTTTGAGGTAGATCGAAATGATATCATCTCTTGATATAGGATATAACGGAAGATTAGGTAATCAAATGTTTCAATATGCCGCTTTGGTTGGTTTTGCAACCAAAGCGGGTGTTCTTTGGGCTATTCCAGAGCAAAATTCTAAAATCAGAAGGAAAGTCGGGACTCTAGGATATGAAGAGATGTTTGAATTGGATCAGGGATTTGAGTTAAGATACGCTTATCTAGATGAACAACCAAAGTATTCTCATTATGAGGATGGTGGTGTTCACACTTTACCAAACAAAACTTGCATTTTTGGCTATTTTCAGAGTGAAAAGTATTTCATACACTGCAAGCAAGAAATATTGAAACAATTTACTTTTAGAAAAGAAATCGTTGATAGGGCAAAAGAAATTGTTTTTGATGCCGAAGATTGTGTTTCTGTTCATGTAAGAAGGGGAGATTATGTCAACAATCAGTCATTTCACCCCCTCCTTGATAAAGCATGGTATGAGAAGGCAATGACAAAATTTGGTGACGAAAAGTTCATTTTCTTCTCTGATGATATCCAATGGTGCAGAGAACAGTTTGGAGATAGCCATAAATACTGTCAAAGTGGAAGTGGATTTGTTGACATGAACATAATGTCTAGATGCAAAGGACATATAATAGCAAACTCATCGTTTAGTTGGTGGGGGGCTTATTTGGGGGGCAATAAAACTATTGCACCAAAAAAATGGTTCGGTGAATCAATAGACCATAAAAATGATGGCTCTATTTACGCAACAGGATGGGAAATATTATGAGTGTATCAAACAAGGCTAAAGTTATAGTTACTGGTGGAAGTGGACTTTTGGGTAAAAGTCTACAAGATGTAGAGAGCGGTTATAATTTCCTATCGTCAAAGGAGTGTAATCTTGAAAATAAAGATGAAACTCAGTCTTACTTCGATAGAATCAAACCAGAAAAAATAGTACATTTAGCAGCAAAGGTTGGAGGAATAAAGCAAAATGCTGAAATGCATTACGACTTTATATCTTCAAACTGCAAGATCAATTCAAATGTAATCGACTATGCAGTTAAAAACAATATACCTTTGATTTTTTCTTCTAGTTCATGTATATTTCCAAACTACTCCGAAACCAGAACATATCCGATGACAGAAGAAGATGTATTTTCTGGTGAACCAGAAGGCACAAATGAAGGTTATGCCTATTCAAAAAGATTTGCTGGAAAAATGTTAATAGCCGCAAAGAGGCAATACGGCTTTAACTATACTACCTTGTATTTCTCTAATCTTTATGGAGAACACGACTGCTTTGGAAAAGGTGACAAGAGCCACCTAGTAACATCTGTTATTGAGAAATTTCACAAAGCAAAGATCAATGGAGCAGATGTAGTCAAGTTAATGGGAACAGGATCTCCAATGAGGCAGTTCATGTATGCACATGATGCTGCTTCTATTCTCAATAGAATAATACAAGAGAATATCTATGGGGAATATAATGTTGCGATACAGAATAATATGACTATTAGAGAAATAGTTGATGTAGTGAAAAATGTAGTTGGTTATTCTGGAAGACTAGAGTATGATGGAAAATTAGACGGTGTGTATAGAAAAGATGTTTCTTCTCAGAAATTAATCAAAGTTTTAGGAGAATTTAATTTCACTGACTTAGAAACTGGCGTAAGAAACACTTATCAAAAATATCTAAAATCTATAGTATAAAGGAATAAAAATGCAATCTTCAATATCTGACATTGGTGGTTATCAGTCTTCATGTTTGAGGGCTTCACAGGATGAACTGTTTTTTCAAAATTTCAAGAGAGATCAGTCATACACTGGTATATTAGAACACTCGACATATGAGCAGGGATTAGGTTACTTAAATGAAATAGAAAATGTTTTTGGAGATGAGAGTGTGGAATTCATCCGTGAATCTGCATTAGCAAATGACAGATATGGTGGTTCTAGTCCACAGCCATATACCATTCGTGGGCATAACATATCAGTAAGTCCTTCTACACTTCGTTATTGTAAAGTCGCTTCTGATATAGTCTCAATATTCGGAGAAACATCCGAAATGAAGATTTGTGAAATTGGTGCTGGTTATGGTGGGCAGTGTGTTATTTTAGACTTGCTTTTCGGATTCAAGGAATACCATACAGTTGACATAGAAGAGGCTTGTCTTCTCCAAACAAAATATCTTAACACAGTTGGTGTTGAAAATCACAAGCAAATATCGTATAAAGATATGAGTAGTCTTTCGGAAAATTATGATTTAGTCATAAGTAATTATGCTTTTTCTGAGTGTAAGAGAGAGATACAAGATGTGTACATGGATAAAATTCTATCTAAATCAAAACATGGATACATGATAATGAACTTTGTTTGGGACAATATTCCTGGTTTTCATAATATGATGAGAGAAAATGATTTTAGAGAGAAGATACCAAATCTAAAGTTGGCACAAGAGATACCAAACACACATCCAAATAATGTTCTTTACTATTGGTGATTTATGAACTTTCATGCAATAACAAATGCTTTTTCACACACTCATGGTGGTTGTGCATCATTTCCACCTAAAGAAAAGTGGCACTATTCATTACCAAATTCAATAGACATCAATAACCCAACAGTATTTGTTGATAATCAAATTCCTATGGGTCTTCAATTTCCAAAGACAGGAAAATTTGGATGGCTTTGTGAATCATCTTCCATTGTTCATCATCTAAAGGAGTGGATGGCATCAAATATTTCTCTACTAGAGAAGTCATACGAAAAGATATTCGTTAATGACGAAAGCCTGCTTTCATTGTCTAGTGTGTTTGAATATGTCCCACCAGCATCAAATATGCCGTGGATCAAAGATTGGGGTGTCTTTGAAAAGACCGAATTAGTTTCAATTATTGCTTCTTCAAAACGAGAAACAGATGGTCACAGAATGCGCCACGCAATAATTGATTCATTTCCTGGTAAAATTTCTGTGTTTGGAAATGGATATAAAAGCATTGAAACAAAAGATGAAGGCATAAAGCCATTTATGTTTAGTTTCTGCATTGAAAATGCAAAGTATGATCTTTACTATACTGAAAAAGTTTTGGACGCTGTTGCGTGTGGAACAGTTCCAATTTATTGGGGTACAGACAAGATAAAGACCTTATTTAATCCAGATGGATTTATATTTTTTGATGGAAATTTCAGTATTTCTAGTCTTTCTACAAAGTTATATGAATCAAAGATGAAGGCTTTGGAAGAGAACTTAGAAATTCTAAAGTCATTTGAACCATCGGATGACACAGTACACAGAGCCATAAAAAGGATAATTGAAAATGGATAAAGAATCAATCAATGACATATTGTTTTTCAATATGTTTGGTAACGGTGATCTTCACTATTCAAGGGAATTTGTGAAGTTTTTTAGTTCAAAGATAGGTCTTCCAGCAAAGTATCATCACAGAAAGTGTTCTGGTTTGTTGAGGGATATTCCTGGAGTTGAGTTTCAAGGCTCTTTTCCTTTTCCAATAGCAGACACTAACCCTATTGGTTTATTTCAAGTAGATCAGACTTTGTTATTTAGCACTTGGATAGGTCAAGAAGGGTGCAAGTGGTTAAACCCCGATGGATGCACGATTAGAAACAACTACAAGTTTTATCTTGAACACGCTAAGGTGTTTGGTATACAGATTCCAGAAGAAAAAGAGTTTATCCCAACAATAGACTATAGCAAATATCACATAGACTCTATCAAAATTAGTAAAGATAAAAATATTCTTATATGCAATGGCCCTGCTTTATCTGGTCAGTCAAGAAATTTTGATATGTCTTCGGTCATAGTGGCTTTGGCACAAAAACATCCTTCTTGCAGATTTTTTGTCACGCAAGGAATGCCAACACCATTTGAGAATATAATTGATTTGAACTTAATGATTGACACCAATGGTCTATCTAACTTAAATGAGATATCTTATGTTTCTCTCTTTTGTGATATTATAGTTGGAAGGGGCAGTGGGCCTTTCTGTTTTACCCATGTAAAGGAAAATCTCTACGACAAAAACAAGACTTACCTAGTGATGGGAAACCAAGAGCGTGAAGGAAATTGGGTCACTATGAGCGACTATGGTGATCCTAACTGTGCAAAGCAAATATGGATCGACTCTTCATATAGAGTTGAAACAAATATGTTCAATATTGTGGATGGTGAGATAAATGAAAAATTTGGTAATAGGTAGTACATCTCAATTAGGTCGTTATTTTCCAGAAGAATTTGAAAAAATATCTTCAAGAAACATTGATCTATCTTCATTAAGGAGAGAATGGGATACTGTTTACATTTGTTTTGCAGAACAAAGAACATATCTTGCTAATGAAAAGGATATGGAAACTCAATTCATGTCTACTAATTATGACATGACTAAAGAAATAGTAGAAGAGTTGCAACCTTACTGCAAAAATATGGTTTTCTACTCTACGGCTCAACTGTGGGATGCTTGCGTTGGCCCTATTTCTTTGGAAACTCCCTTCAAATTTGAAGAGAACCACTATACACTATCTAAACTCAAAATAACAGAGCGTTTTAGAGACAAAAGTAAGTATCCTAAAGTCAGTATAGCATACCCCTTTAACTTTAATAGTATACACAGAAAAGGGTCGTATCTATTTGGTAAAGTTTTTAGATCATTGGTAGGCAATGAGTCTATCGAAATAGGAGACACTTATTTCTATAGAGAATTGTTGCATCCAAAAATGGTAGTCGATGCAAGTGTAAATCACACAAAAATTGGTAAAGACTTTATCATAGGTTCTGGTAGAGTTGTTTACATAAATGACTTCATAAGAAATCTTTACTCTTCTTTGGGTAGAGACTACATAAGTTTGGTCAAAGAAGACATCAACACTAAGTCAAAGTACAGAACAGGAATATTCTATAACGAAACTGCAAATCCTTTCTGCGACAATAGAAAACTTTTACAAATGACCGTAGATGAAATCAAAGACTTACTATTCACAATAGAATCTGAAAAGGAAAAAATATGAACAATAGCGATATTGCACTGTCTATAGAACAAACAATAAAAAACAAAGTTTCTGAGGTATTGAAGAATAGAGAAGTTCCAAATTTACCTGATAACTTGATTGCCACAGACAACATTGGAGAAGTGGTAGAAAAACTTTGTATTCTGCATATCCGAACATGGTTTCTAGAAGACATGGTTGGTGTTGCTAAGACAGATGAAGAGATAGCAAATCTTAAGAAGAAAATTGATATCTGCTTTAAGCAAAAAAGACCACAATATGTACAAGCAATCAATAGAATGCTTGACTCGGCAATAGTTGAAAACAAAAATTTGGTTGAAGATTCTGTGAAAATCTATAAGGGAAACTAATGAAAGAACCTATTACACTTGTAAGAGATACGATAGCACAAGATGATATTGATTCTCTGATTGATTGGCTCAAGACTAATCCAAGACTAACAAAGGGAATAAAAACAATAGAATTTGAGCAACAGTGGAGCAATTGGCTTGGGTGCAAATATTCAGTGTTTGTCAATTCTGGATCTTCAGCCAATTTAGCCATATTCTATGGTCTTATACTGTCTGGTAGACTAAAGAACAAGAAAATCGTCTTTCCTTGTCTTTCTTGGGTAACGACCGTTGCACCAGCAATCCAATTAGGATTGGAGCCTATTCTTTGTGATACAGATTCAAAAACTTTAGGAATCAATACAGAAGAATTTGAGAAAATCTGCAAACAAGAAAATCCAGCAGCATTGATGATTGTTCATGCTTTGGCATTTCCAAACAATATGGAAGAAATAAAGAGGATTTGCGATAAGTATGGAGTGATTCTCCTAGAAGATTCTTGTGAGAGTGTCGGCACAACTGTTGGTGGAAAGAAAACTGGTACATTTGGGTTGGTTTCTTCGTTTAGTACATACTACGGTCATCATTTTTCGACAATAGAAGGTGGTTTCATATGCACCGATGACTATGAATTGTATAATCTCTTCAAGAGTATTCGCTCTCATGGTTGGTCTAGAGATTTAGATGAAGTAACTCGGCGTCAGTTGCAGATGAAATATGGAATTGATGACTTCCGAAACCTGTATACATTCTATCATCCAGGATTCAATCTTCGAGCAACAGATTTACAAGCAAAGTTGGGCATAAAGCAGTTAGAAAAACTTGATGGTTTTTGTAAAGACAGATGGAAGAACCTTAAACTTTACGATCAATTTATTAAAAATGACTATTGGAAGATAGATGTATCTCAGTTTGAGTTTGTGTCAAATTTTTCATATCCGATTATTCATCCAATGGCTGCAAAGATAGCAGAGAAGTTGGCAGAGAATAGAGTCGAGTGTAGACCTCTTATTGCTGGAAGCATCTCAAGACAACCTTTCTTCTATGATAGATACGGAAAGAAATCGTTTGACTTCTCTGATAAAATCCATGACTATGGAATGTATGTTCCCAACAATCCAACAATGACTATTGATGAGATAAAGTTTGTGTGTGATATTGTAAATTCTATAACAAATAAAGGTTAACATTCGTTATGTTTAATTTTGATAAATCATTACTACAAGACTATATCAGTCCATCTCAAATACAAAGGTGTTGCAATAAGCGTTGGGGGTCATCTCAATGGGATACTCAAAGAGACAGTGAACTGAAACACGGTGATATTTGGTTTGTAGGAAGAATGAACTTAAATCTCTTTTTGTTATTAATCTCAAATGACAGATATATGAATGAATCGTTAACTATAGTCACATCTCATGCAGATGATCCTATTGATGATGAACTTATGAGTAGTCTACCTCCAAATGTCAAACATATATTCGGAGTCAATACAACATCATTTAGTGATAAATGCACTCCTATTCCTTATGGTTTGGGGCCAGAAGAATCGCCAGTAGGAATAAGTATAGAGAGAATAAAGGAAAGAGATATTGACACAAAAAGAAGCAAAATGCTTTTGGTAAATTTTAGAACAGGAACGCATCCAGAAAGACCACCCTTATACAATGCTTTGTCTCTAATGGCTTCTAGATGCTCTTGGATAACAATGCAGAGTGATCGTGGTTTATGGGGTGCAGGCCCAGAGCATCATTGGTGGATGGATGAATTAGTAAAACACAAATTTGCTGTTGCACCCAGAGGAAACGGTCTAGATACCCATAGGATGTGGGAGTGTCTTTATGCAAAGACTATTCCAATCGTGAAATGGCATTCAGCATATAGAAACTTTACGGATCTCCCTATTCTCTTTGTTGATGATTGGGGTGTTCTTTCCGAAAGTTTCTTAGAAGAAAAATATCAAGAAATGACGAATAAAGAATGGAACTATGAAAAATTACGAGCATCTTGGTGGAGAAAGATGATATTGGACAAGTCTAATAGTTTATTTGAAAATAAACCGAGTATGGAGCATATAATATGAAGACAGCATTGATAATTGGAGCAAACGGACAAGACGCATCTTATTTGGCTGAACTTTTGTTAGAAAAAGGATATAAGGTGCATGGAACAATAAGAAGAAATTCTGTTCCAGAATATCAGACAAGCCGTATTCAACATCTACATGATTCTAATTCTATTGAATTACATTACATGGATTTGACAGACACTATTAGTGTGGAATCGGTCATAAGTAAATTACAACCAAATGAAATTTATCACTTGGCTGCACAGTCCCATGTTCAAATTTCATTTGAATTGCCCAAATATACTTTAGATGTCAATTCTGGAGGAACACTAGCAGTATTAGAGGCTGTGCGTAGATTTTCTCCACACTCAAAGGTTTATCATGCTGCAACATCCGAGATGTTTGGTAATTCTTGTGATGAAGATGGTATGCAAAGAGAGACTACACCGCTTATTCCAGTTAGTCCATATGGCTGCTCCAAACTTTACGCACACACTCTATGCCATAATTACAGAAATGCATATGGTATGTTTGTTTGTTCTGGAATACTCTTTAACCACGAATCTCCTAGACGGGGTATTAACTTTGTTACGAACAAAACAGCACTTCAAGCCGCTAGGATTAAAAAGGGAGTTTCTTCTAAATTAGTTTTAGGAAATCTTGAGGCAAAGCGTGATTGGGGTCACGCAAAGGATTATGTTGAAGGTATGTGGCTCATGCTTCAACAACCAAAGGCTGATGATTTTGTTTTGGCTACAGGAGAAACCAGATCTGTAAAGGAAATGGTAGAGTTTGTTTTTACTTATCTTGATTTAGATTGGAATGATTATGTAACTACAGATCAAAAGTATCTTCGCCCAGAAGAATTGCATTATCTAAGAGGAGACTCAACAAAGGCTAAAGAAGTTTTGGGTTGGACTCCAAAAATTGGGTTTGAGGAGATGATGCGTGAAATGGTTGATTATTGGTTAGTGCAAGTCGGGGATAAGAGATAATCAGATGATCTCTCACAATAAATTTGGATCTCAAGGATACTTGGGTAATCAATTATTCCAATACAGTCTGTTATTTTCTCTTTCTAAAAAATATGGATATACTGTAGGTTTATTGGATGGTGGATTCCAATTTTGGAATTGTTTTGATATCGTTGATCCCTATGGAAAGATGATGAAAATTTCAAGTCCACCGATAGACAATATAGTATTTCAAGAAAGATTTGGTTCCTTTAATTTTGATCCATTAGTGTTTGAGTTGGGTGACAACACATCATATATTGGTTTTTATCAAAGTTACAAATATTATGATGAATATAGACAAGATTTGATATGTTCTTTGAAATTCAAAGATGAAATAATAGAGAAGTCAGAAAAAATTCTCACAGAACTTCCATTGAATAACAAGAACAATATGATTAGTCTTCATGTAAGAAGAAATGATTATACGGTTGATCCAAAAATTTGGGGAGATTTGCTTGGTTCTGGTTACTACGAAGAGTCGCTGTCTTTGTTTAGTAAAGATAGAGATGTTTTGGTCTTCTCTGAAGACACTGATTACATGAAAAACTATTTTAAAGGTTCTAGATTTCATGTAATTGAGAGAAAAGGTGGGATTTACGATGAAGAATCTTTAATCTCACTTTACTTGATGAGTTTGTGTAAAGATCATATTATTGGTAACTCATCTTTTAGTTGGTGGGGTGCATATTTAAGCGGTAATGAAAAGATCGTTTGTCCCTTTCCGTGGCTACCATCAACCCACCCAGCACCAAACAATATACAAAAAGATATTACTAAAGAAGAATGGTTGAGAGTTCCAATACAAAATTGGTAACTACATAATACTACAGACACTAGAAAATAAGTATCATCAGTAAAGGATATATCATGGCTAGTAAAAAGAAAATAGTCTTATCAATGATTGTGAAGAATGAAACCCATATCATAAAGGAGTGTTTTGATTCACTTTATAAGTTTATCGACTATTGGGTGATCTGTGATACAGGCTCAACTGATGGCACTCAAGAACTCATTAAGAATTACTTTGCAGAGAAGGGAATCCCAGGTGAACTCCATCAACATGAGTGGGAAGATTTTGCAACCAATCGCACAAAGGCTCTTAATTTGTGCATCGGCAAAGGTGATTATGCGTGGATGATTGATGCTGATGATTACCTTGTCGGAGACATACAGTTTCCTCATCATTTAGATTTTGATGGATATAGTCTTCGTATTAAGCGTGGATCTTTTGAGTGGTGGCGTAACCAAATCTTCAAGATAGGAATTGGTTGGTGTTATGAGGGAGTCCTCCATGAGTATGCACACTGCCCAAATAAGTCAGATTTAAGTTTGGCTAAATTAGACACTCCAGGATATCATGTTGAAG